AACCGTGAGCAATCTATGCCGATTGCGTGTGGATTCTTGAATTGCGACCACTTGTGCTCCAAGAGAGCGTAGCGTTGTGGTCCATTCAACCCTTTAGCAATCACACGACTTGGCTGCTGGATTTTCTGGCATTTTAGGGATCTCAGACTCAATAAACGATGTTCACACGGCAAATAGTGGGACATGAAAGCAGCATTGAACTTGAAGCTCCGGAACTGAATCATACGTGGCGCCTTAGCCTCAGCAGTGATGTCTAATTTCTCGGCCTTAACAAAGGCTTCGAGCCGAAAATCATCACTACTAAGTCCACATACTTTAAGCTCCTCGACCGCTCGCTCGTACCGCAATCGTTTCGCCCCCCCGTAAGCCTTAGGAATATCGTCTAGAGCCATTGGGGTGATCTCCCCATAGTCCAGCTTCCTAGCCACCCGCCGTGCCACAGCCCGACATCTCATCCTGCCAACTTCATCTACCGGTCCAACTTCCATCAAAACCCGTCCAGCAAGTCCACGAACCTCATTATGGACGCAGCCGCGATGTATTAACATAGGAAATCTAAAACCAGCCGGCTGGTAAGCGCAAAAGAGGCGTCTAGGGTCGGAATAGCTAGGACAGGCACCTGCTTTCTTCCAGTCCAGTTTAGCTCCATCCCGAATTCTAGCATGATCGAAAGAATCGGGACAGAACCCTGGCACGAAGAAGGGCCCTTCCTAACCACCCCACGAAGGCTTGGCGGAAAACAGGCTGGTTCCAGTGCCACCCAGGCCTAAGCCCGGATCCCCATTTAGAACCCGCCCAATACCGGACCAGAGGGAAGGAGAATACGAGAAGGAGGACTTGAGGAGCGATCCACTTAACTCGATAGCGTCGCGGGCTGAGTATTTGCCAAGCACCCGGTAGGCCGCTTCTTCATTCTCAGCAATTTCCATAGCCGAGGCCACAGAAAGAGCCACGAAAGTGTGGGCGAATTTCCAGTAATGTTCGGGTAACTCCTTTACCCAGCGTTCAGCTCGAGCCTTCACCGTGAGAAGCAGGGCATGATCCCGCTTTCGCAACACAACAAAAGTCTTCAAGCTCGCCACCAAATCATAGCAGAGTAGACCCTCGGACGTTCCAAGTAACAGGACATCCTTGTCAACTGCGTCTTCCCCTTCTCCCTCCTGCCACTCCAGTAAGAATCCCACCGCCCCACCCCTTCTTGTGGCAGTACAGAGGTTGCCGACCACTGGGTCAAGAGCAATACGTTCTCCCGGTGCGAGGAATCTACCACCATTCACCGGGAACCCGTGCAACTCTGCGACAGCATCGCCTTCCACCTGTTGAGGAACTCGAACAGCGCCGATCATCACTAGTCTAGAAAACAGTGGACGAAAGACTGTGTTCTTGAGCAAATAAGCGGGGACCCCAAGAGCGACCAGGGTTTGGAGTGCAACTCCCCGCTTTCTCAACCTGCCTTTTAGTGCGTTGCCAAACAGCACCCTCAACGAGAGCCCGGCCACTACCCTAATGGCTGCCGGGATGCTATCTAGCGCAGATCCTACAAGACCCGCCTCCGCACAATACGAGATCGCCCTGACGCCAAGCGCTCCCGCCGCAGTGCCTTGTTGCTTAGCACCACTTACCATCGGAGAATTCACAAACAAGCTACGTAGATGATCAACACGCAACCCAGAGTTGAGCCCATGAGTGAATTGGGCACAAGTCGTGATGAGACTGGCTAAGCCAGGAGAAATGTTGTG